TAAAGTTAAAGTGCTTAACCTTAAAAAGAAGTTATTTGAAGCAGTAATGGTAGCAGCAGAAGACTTAGGAGACCCTACGGACCCAGTAACTGGTTGGGACTTAGCATTTAAGAAGCAGAAGACTGGACCCCTACCTTTTAATGTAGAGTATACCTTACAAGTACTAAAGTGTAAAGTACGCCCTTTAGGTGAAGCCGAGTTAGAAGCTACTAAAGAGTTACCTAACATTGACGATGTTATTAGTCGTCCATCAGCAGACCAGCAGAAGGAGTTCATTGAAACTAGAATCCTTGAGAATGGCGGTTCTGATAATGTACCAGCGGATGTTGCTGAAGAAGTTACTGAACTACTGTAAGTAACAAGAAATAAGGAAGCCCCATCGTATGGGGCTTTTTTATCGCATATAGGAAATAACAATGAAGATTTTATTCACAGCGGATTGGCACATTAAGTTAGGACAGAAAAGCGTACCACGAGAGTGGGCGACTAATAGGTACGAGCTGCTATTTGCAGAACTATACAAGTTAGAGAAGACAGTGGATTTACACGTTATTGGCGGAGACCTGTTTGATAGGATGCCTACGTTAGACGAGCTAAGCTTATACTTCAAGTACATAAAGGATATTAGTATAAGAACTATTATCTATCCAGGTAACCACGAAGCAGTAAAGAAGGATACATCATTCTTTACTAACTTAAAGGAAGTTACAAAAGCAATAAACCCTTTAGTAGAGATTATTGATGACTACTATAAGCTAGAAGATATGGATTTTATTCCTTATAATAAGCTAAAAGAGTTTGATCCAGAGGATTTCACAGGACGTACTTTATTTACACACGTAAGAGGGGAGATACCTCCACACGTAAGTCCTGAAATTGACTTGAAGAAACTAGAGGGCTGGGAGCTAGTTATTGCAGGGGATCTACACTCTCACTCTAATTCACAGGGTAACATAGTGTATCCTGGAAGTCCTGTAACTACCTCCTTTCATAGAAATCCCGTAGATACAGGAGTAATACTATTCGACAGTAAGACAATGGATTGGTCTTGGCTTAAACTAAAGTTACCTCAACTTATTAGGCAAACAGTTAGTCACCCTGATCAAATGATTAGAACTAACTATAATCACACTATATATGAACTAGAGGGGGATGTAAGTGACCTAGTAAAAGTAGATAAGGACAATGAATTATTAGATAAAAAGTTAATAAAGAGACATAATGACTCTGCACTTATATTAACCCCAGAAATGACATTAGAGGATGAGCTGTCTGAATACTTACAGTTTATTATGGGATTAAATGAAAAGAAAGTAAAAGAGGTTCTAGGAGTTTATCATGATTATACTTAAAAAACTAAAATGGTCTAATTGTTTCTCTTATGGAGAAGATAACGTATTAGATTTAGAGAAAGACTTAATTGTACAACTTGTAGGTACCAATGGTACTGGTAAGAGTTCAATCCCTCTTTTAATTGAGGAGGCTCTATTTAACAAAAACTCTAAAGGCATTAAGAAAGTAGACATAGTTAATAGAAACAATAAAGATAGTGGGTATAGCATATCATTAGACTTCAGTATAGACGAAAGAAAGTATAATATATCAGTAACTCGTAAAGCAAGTATTAAAGTGGTATTAACTTGTGATGGAGAGGATATATCCTCACATACTGCTACTAATACATTCAAAAGTGTACAAAATGTTATAGGAATGGATTTTAAAACGTTTAGTCAATTAGTATACCAAAGTACTACTAGTTCTCTGCAGTTTTTAACCGCTACAGATACTAATAGAAAAAAGTTTCTAATTGAGTTATTAAACTTAGATAACTATCTTACTTTATTTGATAACTTCAAGACTGCACACAAAGAGGCAAGTAATGAAGTAGCAGAGATTAGAGGCAGTATAGATACTATTAAGGCTTGGATATCTGCCAATCCTATAGTAAGTAACACTAAGAAGAAATTATTAGAGGTTCCTAATGCTCCGGAAGATGCTATATCTAAAAGGGCTTTAGTGCAAGAGAAGCTTGCCAATATTCTAGAGATTAATAGTAAGATTAATATTAATAATCAGTACAAAAGTCAGCTATCCGAACTTAGTGCGGAGGAATTAATTAGGGAAGTAACCCTGCCGGAAGGTATAGGGGAGTTAAATGAAGAGTTTACCTCTTTAAAGACTATTATTGCCCAAGCTGACGCAGTAGTACGAAAAATAGAGAAGCTAGGGGATAGTTGCCCTACTTGTCTACAAGATATTGACGCAGGCAAACACACGGAGTTATTAGAAGAGCAGAAGAGTGCAGTATCTATTAGCACTAAGAGGAAGAACGAAGTGCAGAATCTCGTCATCAACTTAAAAAAACAATTATTAGAATATAAAAAGCATCAAACTACTATTGAAAATTTTGAGAAGCTTTCTACTCTTATAGACAATAAACTGCCCAGTAAGACAGAAGACAAGTTAGAGTTAGAAGAGAAAATCAATAAGTTTACTGCCGAAATTTCTAAAAAACAATCGGAGATTAAGGATATATCATCTCAGAATAATGAAATAACGAAATTTAATACTGAGTTAGACTATTTAGTTAAGCAAGTAAAAGATTTTAAACTAAAGTTACTTTCTGAAGAATCTAACTTAAAGAAAACTAACAATGTATACGCTAACTTGGAAGTATTAAAGAAAGCTTTTAGTACTAACGGTTTAGTAGCGTACAAGATTGAAAACTTAGTCAAAGACCTAGAAGACTTGGTAAACCAATACTTGGCCGAGTTGTCCGATGGACGCTTTGGCCTCGAGTTTGTGGTTACTAACGACAGACTGAACGTAGTTATCTCTGATGAAGGTAGGGATATTGATATCCTTGCGCTAAGTAGCGGCGAGTTGGCCCGAGTTAATACATCAACATTACTAGCCATTAGAAAACTAATGAGTACACTATCTAAGTCTAAGATTAATGTTCTATTCTTAGATGAAGTAATAGGAGTTCTGGACGACGAAGGTAGAGAGAAGCTAATTGAGGTATTGTTAAAAGAACATGATCTAAATACTTTCTTGGTTAGCCATAATTGGTCTCATCCATTGCTTACTAAAATCAATGTTATTAAAGAGAAGAAGATATCGAGGTTAGAATGGCAGTAGCTAATAAAAGTAAAGCTAAAGGTACGAGGGCCGAGGCGGCCCTATGTGTAGTTCTTAGAAAGGCTACAGGATGGAACTGGGAAAGGATACCTTTATCAGGGGCTTTAGATGCTAAACACGGTCTCAAAGGCGACGTTTATATTCCTAAGGAACTTATGAAGTACAGTGTGGAAGTGAAGCACTACAAAGATGACCACCTCACTAGTAAGTTGCTAACTGGGAAAACTCCTCAAATTATGGAATGGTGGAAGCAGACAGTAAGAGAGCAGCAGGAAAATGAAGCGGAACACCCCTTACTGGTATTCAAGTTTGATAGGAGTAAGTGGTTCTGTGCATTCCTTCAAGAACCTGTGAAGGACTACAGGCACTTGTACTATTCCGAAGGTATATATTTAGCAAAGTTAGATGACTGGCTTACTGACCGCTGTAAAGACGATTGGGTTTGGAAACGCACATAAAACAAAACCCGCTTAATTGCGGGTTTTTTATTGTCTATTCAAAAATCTACTATCGTGTGCTCCATATAAGGAAAAGGTTTGTAGTCTTCATTACCTATAACAAACCCCATTAAGTCTTCTATTTGATTTATATCCCCCGCAAAGTAAGAGTCCTTTATAGGTATTATACGGTTATGATTACCTTCGGGGAATTCAATATGAGTAGCTACTACTAAATAGTCCTCGTTTATTTCTATAAATTTTGTCATATTATTATCCTATTGATAGGTTATTGATACGTACCCATGCTTTGTAGATTGAAAGTCGAAGCCCCCTTGTAATACTATAGTATAACCTGTACCTCCTGTAACAGAAGTAGAGAAGGTACTAGACCCTCTGGCGGTACCAGTAGCATACTGACTGGCACAAGCAGTATTATCGGCGTACGACCCACTAGCAGACCCTCCCAAGGCTGAAGTGGTTGCCCCCCTTAAATCCCAAACTGAACGAGCACAGGTACTACAACCATGGAAGTAACAGGTGCCGCTCTTG